GCTTTCCGGGCCTCTTTCTGAGGTGGCTGGATTTTTAAAAGATAACGCTGACAAGATCGCGGATCTCCTCACTAATGTTCCGTTGCTGATCGGAGCCTTCGCGGGTTTTAAAATCCTGTCTATGGTGACCGGCAATCTTGACAAGAGCAGCGGTGCGGCAAGCGGGGCAAATCAGTCGTTCCTTAATTTTGGCAAGGCAATCGCACTCTGTGGCGCAGGCTTTCTGATGATGGCAGCGGCAGCGACACTGCTGGCGAACGCAGGAGCTCCGGCTATAGCAATGTTCGTTGTTATGCTCGGCAGCATATTCGCTTTGGTTGCCGTCGTATCTGTATTCAGTGAGCAGCTGCAGAAAGCAGCTCCCGGGCTTACGGCTCTGGGTACAGCTGTACTTCTCTGCGCAGCTGGCTTCGCAATTATGTCAGCCGCTGCAATCGCACTGTCTACGGCTGGTACTGGCGCTATCGTTGTATTCAGCATTATGCTGGGCGCTATGATCGCACTGGTTGCTGTAGTAGGCACCTTCGGCAGCCAGCTCAGCGCAGCTGCTGCAGGGCTTATCGCTCTTGGCGCGGCTGTTCTGCTGTGCGGAGTAGGCTTCCAGATCATGGCTAATGCGGCTATCTCGCTGACATCAGCAGGCGGTGCTGCAATTGCCGTCTTCTTCGGCATGATCGGTGCTATCGGTGCACTTGTGGCTATCATCGCGACATTCAGCACCGGCCTCTTGATAGCGGGCGCCGGTATAGCGATCGCATGTGCAGGCATCGCGTTGATGGCATCACAGTCAGCAGGATTGACAGCAATCATCGGGGCAGTATCTGACGCGATTACGGCATTCGGTGATACCGTTTCACAGGTCCTTACATCAGTCGGCAGTCTGTTCACAGATATCGGGAGTGCAATCCAGAGCGTCTGCGAAGGCATTGCGGATGTGATCAATTCAATTGGCGATGCGGTATCAGGTGTGCTTGATTCTCTGGCCGGTGTATTTGACTCAATTGGCACAGCCGCTCTTAATGCAGGCAAAGGCATCGAAAAAACAGCGGACGGCATCGCCAAACTGGTAGGGCTTAGCATTGCTGATCTGGCAGCAACGCTTACGGCAGTCGCCAATGGCATCGGAGACATATCCGATAATGCAGATGGTATGGACAGCGTGGCAAGCGGTATGACCGCGATTTCTACAGCGGCCATAAGCGCGAAGGCAGCAGTTATGGCCATTTCAGCGGCGCTTACATCCATATCAGCGGGCCTTGGGTCACTCGGATCTGCAGGTACGGCAGCCTTTACACTGCTGTCAGCCGGTGCACAGACATCTGCGGCGACTGTAACAACAGCCATGACGGCCATGACTGTATCTGTAACAGCAGCTATGACCGCACTTGGACCTGCGGCAACATCGGCGGTTACGTCTGTAACCAGCGCCTTCATGATGCTTGGCACAGTAACGGCAATGGTCAGCACAGCAATGAATACCGTCCGGACATCAGCTGCTGCCGGTCAGGCAGCCATGATGATACTCGGTATTGCGATAACAGCAGCCGTATCACAGATGACAATATTGAGCTCAATCGGTACAATGGCAGGACAGTCCATGATATCACTGGCTAATGGCGCACAGACTGCAGCAACCGGCGTAAGTTCAATTGTCATGTCTGCTCAGGCGGCGACATCTGCGATGGCGGCCCTGGGATCAGCGTCTACATCGGCTATGGTCGAAGTAAGTACAGCATTTGAACGCGGCGGATCCGTATCCGCATCAACTATGAGCTCAGCGATGAGCGAAATCAGAAGCGATGTGCAGTCATGTGCTTCTTCTGTATCGTCTTCCGCAAGCAATATGATGTCTTCTTTTGGACAGGCTATTTCGAGAGGATCCAGTAAGGCAGTAAGTACGATGACAACAGCAATGAACAGAATTATTACCGTGACCACAAGCGGAGCGGCAAAGGCTGCTGTATCAGGACGTGCAATCGGCACAGGATTTGCTAATGGTGTCGGAACTGCAAAACGGGCAGTGGGCATAGCCCAAAGTGCCGTAGGGAGTACGATTTCTGCTCTGAGCGGAGGATCTTCGAGAGCATACTGGGCTGGTCAGATGATCGGCAGTGGCTTTGCTAACGGCATGTCATCAACGCTTGGGCAGATCAGGAGTATTGCTGCTCAGATGGCATCTGCTGCTAATGCAGCTATTGCAGCCAAGGCCAAAATTGGATCACCATCAAGGGTGGCTGATAAACTTGGTTCCTGGTACGGTGAAGGATGGTATAACGGCATTTCCGGATGGACTAAGAAATCATGGCAGGCAGCGGAAGGACTGATTGCTCCTAATAAAAAAATGCAGCCAAGCCTTTCTGATGCTTATGAATATGGATATGGTAATGCTGCAGTTATTGAAGTTCCGCTTTATATCAATGGCCGTGAATTTGCCAGAGCTACCAGTGATGATTACGCGGCAGTACAGAATATGCGGCAGATAAGGAATAACAGAAAGGTCGGAATCAGATAATGCTTTATGATTTTACAGATATTTCAGCAAAGAGATCACGCATTTCCGATCTTCCAGCTGAAGCTATGTCAATAAATGGCGTATTCCTCGAAAACGTTATCGATGGTTATCGTACTCTTTCAGTATCTGGCAGAGAATCTATTAAAGCAGATATTACCAAAATAGAAAAGATAAGGGTAAGCGGCGATATATACCAGTATCGCCGCTATCCTTCCAGAACACTGACTGTAACATATCAATTGATTGCTGATTCTCCGGAGCAATTTCGAAAAAGCTATAATGATCTGAATGCTTTTCTAAACGTAGAGAATGCACAGCTTATCTTTAACGATGAACTGGACAAATATTTTGTTGGTACACCAACTCAGATAGGCTCTGTGGATCCAGGGAAACTGGCAGTTATCGGTGAGATTGCAATAGAATGTCAGGATCCGTTTAAATACGATGTGAGGGAGACAGAGGTACAGCCTAAAGACGGAGAATTTATTGTTGATTATCCCGGGTCTGTCTTTTGCTATCCGACATTTACGGCTGCTGCAAAATCTGATCTCGGGTTCATGTCTTTTGTTAAAGATACCGGAGCAGTGCTGCAGATTGGAGATCCACTGGAGACGAACTACGGCTATAAACAGTACTCAAAGGCTTTGTATACGCATGATTTTAAAAAACATGGATTCGACAAGAATAACTGGGTAATGAACAGAGCGCCGTATGACACACTACTGCATTATCATCCTTTTGTGGGACATATAGCTGAAAGCAGTGATGGTATATATGCTGATAATTATGGTGACAGAAGCCATTACACATATTATCATGGCCCATCAATCACACATACCTTATCAGAACCGGCAGAGAACTTTACTTTCCGGTATACCTTAAAACATTCCAAAAACTCTGTAAAAACACAGAAGGAATCAGCAGCTATTATATCCGGGGAAACCAGTTCCGGGAAGACAATTTCATTAATGGAAATCCATGTTTATGATGTCAGCGATGGGAATTTCAATTCAGCTATACTCTATTATGTTAATAAAAGCTGCATCAAAACTACGAATATATCAGGAAAGGCTAATAACGGTTATACAACTGGCAACGGTTACCTGGAAATGCGTAAATTTGGTAACGAGTTTACTTTCTCGGTTAACGGAAAAAATATTATCCAGGTTACCTTCGATGATCTGTCCAGTGTAAAAGCCACAGCCATATCCTTTGTGTTCGGTAGTAATATGGAGGACTGGGAAAATACCGGCTATAACGATATTGGATATTGTTCCTTTATATCGCACAGCGCGCAGAAATGGGAAGATGTGACCAACAAGTTCATGGCTGATGACCAGGTGAATGTAGATTGTTCTCAGGGATTGATCGCAGTCAATGGGTCCGTGCAATATGGACTTGGCGCGCTTGGAAATGACTGGGAAGACTTTACACTGACACCTGGTATCAATCATATTAAGATAGCTTATTCATCGTGGGCTGACAGCCCTCCGGAGTTCACACTAAAGTACAGAGGCCGATATATATGATCTGTTATTTTGCTAATAGGAATATGAAAGTCATCGGCATGGCTTCCACTGAATTGCCGGATGGATACTATATCAGTGATGATAAGTGGGTAGAAGATATTGACAGTGGTGTGGCGACATTCGAATTTAAAATAGGTTATACCGATTCGCAGCATCTGACAGTGAAGGATATGTGTCAGGTAGGTAATTATGTATTCCGCAGTCATGACAATGACGGAGAAATTTATATAATTACGGATACTACCGACGAAAGCGGTACCTTCACGATTTACGCTGAGGATGCCGGTCTGGATCTTTTAAATGATGTCTGCGGGGCTTTCTCAGCGGATCAGGCGCATTATATAACCTGGTATATCAATAAATTCGCGGCAGGATCCGGCTTTGAAATAGGAATAAATGAAATTCCTAACTATATGCGCTTGCTGTCTTGGGAAGGTGAGTCCACAGCAACAGAGCGGATCAGGTCAGTTGCCACACAGTTTGACAATGCGGAAATCGGATACTCGTATGAGATTGACAAGCTGAATGTTATTCATAAATACATTAATATCTATAAAAAGCGTGGGAAGGACGTCCTGCAAGAGCTTCGGCTGGAACGAGAGATTAAATCAATAACAGAAACACGATCTATTACTAATCTAGCTACAGCTCTTGCAGTTACCGGCGGAACACCGGAAGGTCAGGATGATCCAATCACCCTTGCCGGTTATCAGTATGATGATGGTGATATTTATGTGTCGGATGATGGGATAGTTTGCAGCCGGGAAGCTAATAAAAACTGGCCAAGACCAGGTACAGCAGATTACATTACTGCCTCATATAGCTATGACACTACCAGCCAGAAGGAATTACTGAGCAGAGCGATCACAGAACTGAAGAAACGGCGAGAACCGGAAGTTAACTATGATATCGATCTTTATTATCTGCCACAGAATCTGCGGATTGGCGATAGAGTAAGAATTGTTGATAATCATGGGAAACTGTATTTGTCGGCAAGGCTGCTGCAGCTTTCACAGAGTGTTTGCGAAAATATGAACAGTGCAATATTCGGTGAATATCTGATAACAGATTCCGGCCTTTCAGATATGGTTCTGGATTTGTCACAGAAATACACCGAAGCTGTAAAGCACAGACCAATTTATACCTGGATTGCATATGCCGATGACAGTGAAGGTACAGGAATATCTACATCTCCTGATGGGAAAAAGTATATAGGAGTCGCTGCCAATAGATCGACACTTACCCCTGATCTGACAGATCCTACTGTATATACATGGTCATTGGCAAAGGGTACTGATGCAATCCTTTTACAAATAGAGAGTGTTAATGGCACATATTTTAAGAATACGGCAGTCAATACCACCTTGACAGTAACCATCAGGATAGGTGGCACAATTATCACGAATAGTGAGCAATTAGCAGAATATTTTGGAGGCGGTGCGTCTCTTGTCTGGAGCGAAAAGAAAAAAGGCGAAACAGAATATACTCAGATCAGCAGTAATGACAGCCGGATCGGAGATAAAGGTTTTTATATGACAATTAGCGCATCGGATATTGATGAGCAGTCAGTTTTCGAATGCGTACTAAACCTGGAGGAATAAAATGGCAATAATTAAGGCTAGTAACCAGATTTCATTAACCGATTTAACAGATGCTTATAGCGTAATCTTATCATCTGACTCATGCACTTTTGTTGGAAACACAACATCTGTAAATTCTACACAGATAATGAAAGTGACTGTTACAGCGATGCGAGGAGCTGACATTGTGGCTTGCACGGTTGGTGATATGACCTACTCTACCTCGGGTATCAGCGCAACAGCCAGCACAGCTACGAGCCCTGTTGTGACGATTACAGCATCCACTTCTCTGAAAGCAGCAGGCACAATTACAATTCCGGTAACCATTACAGATGCTGACGTAACGATTAATAAGATATTTAATTTCGCTATTGCGTTTACTGGTGCAAAAGGTTCCGACGGTGCAAAAGGTTCCGACGCTATCACAATGTCGATTACCAGCTCCAATGGATTTGTATTCAAGAATACCTCTGTTAATACTACGCTTACTGCTCATGTGTATCAGGCAGGAAAGGAACTGACGTCTTCCACATCTCCGACGCTTGCATCTGTTGGCACGATTAAATGGTATAAAGATGGCGGCACAACGGCGGTAGGTACTGGTCAGACATTAACGGTTACATCTTCTGATGTCACTGACAATGCGAGTTATACCGCACAGCTGGAGGCGTAATGAATGGCTGTTATAGTTTCTGCTCAGGTACACCTGGAACAGGTTAATGATGGCAAGACAGGAAAAGGTGTCAAAGCTATCGTTGAGCAGTATTGTCTGTCAACAGATAATACGACGGCACCGACATCTGATTGGAGTACAACTCAGCCGGAATGGACATCAGGTCATTATATTTGGACAAGATCACAGATAACATGGACTGATGATTCAGTCACCACTACAACACCGGTGTTAGCGGATGCGATCAATGAAGCCAACAGTACGGCTAATGAGGCAGCAGATAAGGCTAACACAGCCGAATCAACTGCGCAGAATGCAGAAAACAAGGCGGACAGCGCACAAGGAAAACTCGATTCTTTATCAGATAGTTATATAAATCTTTTTGATAAATTATATAACACGGACAACGGCGATATTACCAATATCCTGTCAACACTTTCCAGCTACGGGGCATATATCGGCATTGATCCGTCAATCCCAGCGCTCATTATCGGCAGGAGCGAGGCCGGAACGCGGATGGTGCTCACCGACGAACAGCTGCAATTTTTGGTTAACAGCAATGTGCCTGCCGTATATTTATCTAATCAGAGATTATATGCTCCAGAATCAGAAGTAACAACATTATTTTTCGGAGTTACTGATTCTAGTGGGAATACGATTGGTACCTGTGGCTGGATACAGAGGAGTAACGGACATCTATCGCTTAAGAAGATACGATGAGGAGGTGAGGAACAATGGCAACCATTTATGGCGGAAACTTTGATAAAGGCAATAAAGCGGTATTAGAATGCCGTACCTGGGAATCCGATGATAATTTCGGATTATGGTGTGATGGACAGTTATATTCCAATGTAACGTGGTCGAACTATACTTACACAGGAACTTTGTCCTGCGACGGATCATGGACCGGTTCAAAAGGATCATGGTCAAACGGGAAATATTCTACTTTTACTCTGATAAGCGATCAGAGAGTGTGCAATGTTACCAAAAGTCACGATTGGCAGAGTCGTACAGCAACGTGGTCAATTACGTCCAATTCAGGTGCTTCTTCATCGTGCAGTTATACGGTGTCTATTCCTCCACGAACTTCTTATACGGTATCCTATAATGCCAATGGCGGAACAAATCCTCCGGGATCACAGACAAAATGGTATGGGGAGAACCTTAAACTGCATACCTCAATTCCTACACGTACGAATTACAAATTCAAGGGATGGTCGACATCTTCAAACGGATCTGTAGCATATGCAGCAGGCGCTTCTTATACAAACAATTCATCCGTTACACTATATGCTGTATGGGAACTTGCCTATGTAGCACCTAAAATTGAAAACCTCATTGCCAGCAGAGTCGAAGGAAATGAGACAGCTATAAATATTTCCTTTAATTGGACTGCTGGTACAAATGGGTCCACTGTATTAGGCGAAACAATTACCATATTCAAGAAGCTTCAGAGTGATAGCAGCTATCCGAGCTCTGCGGCATACACATCTTCAGTTACAGCAGCAAGCGGAACTGTATCGACCACACTTACTGGATTTAATACTGACAGTCAGTACGATCTCCTTGTGAAACTTACAGATTCAACCGGAAGCATCCAAAGAACGACTTATGTATCAACCGTTGCTTACATAATCGACATTAACGAAGACGGAACCGGAATGGGAATCGGAAAAGCTTCTGAAGGTGAAGGACTTGAAATAGGATGGGCCATTAAGGTTCTTAACGATTCCGGAGCGCTTACTAAGCTAAGGGATTATATTCATCCGATCGGAAGTATTTACATAAGTGCATCCAGTACAAATCCAGCATTGATCTGGGGTGGAACGTGGACACAGATTAAGGGGCGTTTTCTTATTGCCACTGGCGACAATGACGCGAACACCACAAACTACTGGGGAAGTTTTTCAGCAAATACTATAAACTGTCCAGCTGGAGAAAAAGGCGGTGAATCACAGCACACCTTATCTATCAATGAGATGCCAGAGCATAATCATAAAGGACGGTTTAAAGGAACTTGGAATGAATCTTACACTACGTGGAATAACATGAACGTTTTTTCGCATAATGCGTACGATTGGTGCGGAACATCTTCTCCCGATAACAGACATACTATCATCGGTGGTGCTCCAGGTTCTCCAATTACCAATACAGGTGGAGGTGCTGCGCACAACAATATGCCACCTTACCTTTCAGTGTATATGTGGCAAAGGACCGGTTAAGTACCGGCAGGAGGAAGTATGGAAATTATATTTGATGACATCAGTATCGAAGGCGAGAAATCAGGTACATATTTTTTAACGAGTCAGTACATACCGGATGATATTCTTGAGAAAACAAAAAAGATTTCGGTCATCGACGGTGATGACAAAACTGAATACCTTAATCCTAAAATCGAGGAGTATAAATACGATCAAGATCTGGAAAAGTATATTCTTGGGTTCTGTGTTTTGTCAGAAACTGAGGTAAACGAAAAGATCGATTCCATTATCGATGAAAATCTCGATCAGTTCAGTAAAATCCTTCCGACATTTACCACTGGTATGAAGTATACAAAGGGGAACATGGTCGTTTACGAAAACTCCGTATACCGGGTATTACAGGATCATACCTCCCAGAATGACTGGACTCCTGACAAGACTGCATCGCTTTTTGTTAAGGTCGCGGGAGCTGAAGTATCTGATTCAGGCGAAGTTACCGTTAATGAATGGCCGGATTTTGTTCAGCCTACAGGAGCTACAGACGCATATTCCAAGGACTCGAAAGTGACGTTTGAGGGGTGTCACTACATATCTCTGATTGATAACAATGTCTGGAGTCCGGTAACATATCCTGATGGATGGACCAAGGAGGAGTAATGCTTAAACAGATTAATGTAATCCCTGATTTTTCGTTTGATTCTGTAAATACAGTCATCTCGCTTAGCCAGTATGATGCTTCTTATGTTATCAATTTTGATCTGTCGCATTTTGAAGGAGTCAGCTCTGTAGCATATGCCAGACTTGATGGATTAAAGGCAGACGGCAAAGGTTTCTCAGCAAACCTCACATTATCAGATAACGTAGCAGTGCTGACTGGCAACGATCAGCTGACAGCTGCTGCAGGAAGAGGGACATTCGAACTCGTGCTGCTGGACGCAGAGAAGACACGGATCGGCTCGCACAATCTCTATGTGGATGTGGAGGCGGCTCCGCTTGCTGATGATAGTTTTATATCTAACACTGAGATTCCTAGCCTGATCGACCTTGGACGGCAGAATGCTGCAGATGCAAAGACTGCTGAGACAAGTGCGGAACAGGCGGCAGCTCTTGCGAAAAGCAGTGCGGACGAAGCGAAGGCAGCTGCTGCGCAGGCATCAAAGTCTGTGGAAGATGCACAGGCGTTGGACGACGATTTGAAGAAGAACATCACCGCTGCTACCACCATCAATGCGCAGCTGAGAGAGGCGATTGCCAATACCCCAGCTAATGTCGGCGTGGATACGATCTATCCGGTCGGCTCTATCTATATGTCAATGGCGGTTACGGATCCGAGTTCGGTGTGGCCCGGGACTACATGGGAACGTATACAAGATATGTTCTTGCTTGCTGCCGGCAATACATATGCAGCCGGTGCAACTGGCGGTGAAGCTACACATAAGCTGACAAAAGAAGAAATGCCAAGTCATACGCATTATGAAAGATTCCGAGGAAAATGGCAAGTGGAGCCGGTATATGCCAGAAATATCAACGCTTTCTCTCATGCCAGTTATGACTGGATAGGAGAAAGCGATCAGGTTACGCATACTCCTTGTAGCGATTATGTCGGAGGAGACCAGGCGCATAATAACCTGCCGCCATATATAGCAGTTTATGTTTGGAAACGGACAGCTTAAGGAGGCATCATGGGACCATTTGCAGATACTGTTGTTGCCGGACTGCTTGGAGGAACTCTTGTGGGATCAATACTTTTATTTATTCAGTTCCTGATAAATCGATCTGATAAGAAGGAAGAAAAGCATGACGAGCTTATGGATAAGATTTCCGGCTTAAGTTCTCAGATTCAGAACATTCGTGAAGACATGAGCAGAAAAGATGCTGACGATTCGAGACGGCGGATACTTGTCTTTGATGACGAGCTAAGACGAGACGTGGGCCATTCCGAAGAATCCTACAATCAGGTTTTGGAGGATATCCGGAATTATGAATTGTACTGTAAGCATCACGATGATTATAAAAATTCAAAGGCAGTTGCCGCCATAACAAACGTCAAAGAAACATATATTATAGTCAAACGAGAGAATAAATTTATTTAAGGTATATAAATCAGATATTTCAGCTCAGAAACAAACTATATTATAGGAGGATGATTTATGAGTAAAGCATGGTGGAAGGCAGCGGGGATCCGCGCACTCAAGACAGTTTGCCAGAGTGCGGTGGCACTGATCCCGGCAGCGGTCACGATCTCCGCCGTTGACTGGAAGACGGTCATCGGCACGGCACTTCTGGCGGGCGTGGTCAGCTTGCTGACAAGTGTAGCTGGACTGCCGGAAGTGGATAACTAAGAGATTAACAATGAGATTAACAAAGAGGTGTTTGCATGAGTTATCAGTTAATTACATCTTATGTATCAAATAACTGCGGGTATAATCCACATTACTCACATGGCGGCAATTCCGTCAAGGAAATCATCATCCATCACTGGGGCGTAGACGGACAGTCTTTCTCCGGTGTTTGCTCGTGGCTGTGCCGGAAGAATGGGAATTCCTCCGCACACTATGTTGTAGAGTCCGGCAAGGTGGCGAGACTGATGCCGGAAAAGGATTGTGCATGGCATGCTGGTAACCGGTATGTTAACATGCACTCCATTGGCATTGAATGCAGGCCGGAGATGTCTGCCGGAGACCTTCAGACGGTGATCGAGCTGGTTGCAGACATCTTCCGCAGATATGGCGTCTTGCCAATCAGAGGACACAAGGACGTAGCATCGACAGACTGCCCTGGCAGATATTACTCACATCTATCAGAAATTAAAGCAAAAGCCACAGCTCTGGCAAAAGGATCCGCCGCAGCGGCTGCCACATCGACTGCCACAGCACAGCCTTCAGGCTCCGATCTGATCAAGACGGCGCAAAGAGCGGCAAATTATTTTGTTGCCGCAAGGCTTGACGTCGACGGCATCAGAGGGCCGCTTACCAATGCCGGTGTGATCAAATGCCTGCAGAAAGCAATGAATAACGACTATGCTTCCGGGTTAGCTGTCGACGGAATTTATGGTCCGCTGACACGAAAGGCACTCGGCAATCACTACGTCAGACGGAACGAGAGGCAGTATATGGTTACCTTTGTTGAGATCGCCCTGTATGCCTTGAATTACAATCCAAACGGGATTGAGTATCCTGGAGAGTTTGGGGCAGGTTTAGAGGCGGCTGTGCGAAAATTCCAGAAGAATAACAGTCTGGCAGTTGACGGTATCGTTGGATATAATACCTACAGGAAACTGATATCTAAATTTGTGTAAAATGCATATAACGTTTTGGGGCTGTCG